GATAGGCCAGCCGCAGCATGCGCCCGACATAGCGGTCCGAGATGCCCTCGGCCTCGGCAATGTCCTGAATGGTCGCCACCTTGCCGCTTTCCAGCTTCCGCCGCCAGCTCCACGCCTTGGCAATCGCCTTAAGCACATGCGGGTCCACCCCGCCGGTGTCCGGCACGATGCCCGCGGGTGGCACGATCTTCGGCCGCCCGTTGCGCTTGCGGATGGCGAGCGGGATGAACACCCGCATAGTGGTGGGTGCGCTCATGCTGCTTGTCTCCGTTCTGGCGTGACCATTTCCCGAATGACCGAACCGAGGCCCTCGGTCCGCAGGTCGACCGCAAGACCCTCGGCGCTGACCGTGACCCGCTCGATCAGCAGTCGGGCGATGCGGGCCTGTTCGGCCGGGAACAGAGACTCCCACAGCCCATCAAAGCCCGTCAGCGCGGTGACCACATCCTGCTCGTCGATGTCCTGAGCGGTCCGGCGCGCGGCCTCCATGGCCCGTGCTGCGATCTCTGGCGTGCGCAGCAGCGACCGGATGTGCTGAACGACAGCGCCCTCGATCATGCCGGCATTGAGCCGCACGAAGCTGTCGCGGCCTTCGCACGCCCGGTTCCGGATCGCGTCCATCGAGGTGTAGTAGCGGTAGTGGCGGCTGCCCTTTTTCGTCACCGTCGGCGTCATGGCGATGCCGCGGTCGGTGAAGATGAGCCCCTTCAGGAGCGCCGGAGTCTGGGTGCGGGTGTTGGCCGCTCGCTGGCGCGGACTCTCCTGCAGAATGGCATGGACCTGATTCCAGAGCTCAGGCGTGATGAGGGCCTGATGTTCGCCGGGATAGCTGGTGCCCTTGTGGACGGCCTCACCAATATAAAGGCGGTTGCGGAACAGCTTGTAGAGGAACCCCTTGTCGATCGGCTTGCCGCGCTTGTTGAGGGTGCCATTCGCCACCAGTTCGCGGGTCAGCAGGGTCGCCGATCCCAGTTCGACAAATCGCTGGAACATGCCCCGCACCGTGGCGGCTTCGGCCTCGTTGATCACCAGCTTGCGATCGACCACATCGTAGCCCATCGGCACGAACCCGCCCATCCACATGCCCTTGGCGCGGCTGGCAGCGAACTTGTCGCGGATGCGCTCGCCGGTGACCTCGCGTTCGAACTGAGCGAACGACAGCAGGATGTTGAGCGTCAACCGGCCCATCGAGGTCGTGGTATTGAACGCCTGCGTCACCGACACGAACGTCACGTTGTTCCGGTCGAAGGCTTCGACCAGCTTGGCGAAGTCCATCAGCGACCGTGAAAGCCGGTCAATCTTGTAAACGACGATCACATCGACCAGCCCTGCCTCGATATCCTCGAGCAGGGTTTTCAGCCCCGGGCGATCCAGCGTGCCTCCCGAGAACCCGCCGTCGTCGTAGCGTTCACGCATGCAGACCCAGCCTTCGGCGCGCTGGCTGGCGATATAGGCCTCGCAGGACTCGCGCTGGGCATCGAGCGAGTTGAACTCCATGTCGAGCCCCTCTTCGGAGCTTTTGCGGGTGTAGATCGCGCAGCGCAGGCGGCGCACGGGTGCCATGGTGTTGGTCATGCCGCGTCCTTCCGTTCCCGCAGACCGAAGAACCGGTAGCCGTTCCACTGGGTGCCGGTGATGTCCCGGGCGATGGCCGACAGCGACTTGTAGCGGCGCCCCTGCCAGTCGAACCCGTCCTTCAGCACGGTGATGACGTGCTCGGCCCCGTTCCATTCCCGCACCAGCCGCGTGCCGATCACTGGGTTGCGCGGGTCGGCGATGACCGACTTGCGCACCTTCTTGCCCTCGACCTCATCGGCCAGGGCATCGAGCAACTGGCGCGTCGGCTTTGAAAGGCCGCCGAAGGTCAGTTCCTGGATCCGGTAGGCCAGCCGCTGCTCGAGGAACGAACGGCTGTTGTTGGGCGCCTCTGTCTCGAACAGCTTTGCCCATTCGGCCTTGAGCTGTTTGACCGACATATCCTTCAGGGCCGCCAGCCTGGCCAGCACCTGCGCATTCTCATCTACCTTCATTATCGTCCTCCGATCCGGGCTCGTGCCCGGGGACGACTGACGCTCCTGGTGGGCGAGATAGCGAGTGAACTATCTCCGCTCGCGGCAGATAAAGGACTGGACTGTTCGCGCATGCGCAGCACGCCGGCGGCCACGATGCGCCCCAACTCGGAGAGCCGGGCGTCTGACGACATCTTGGAGGGACAAAGCCCATTGGGATTGGAGGTAACGGAGGACATGAGACCGTTCGCAATAGTGGGTGGTTGGCGACACGGTAGGTTCGAAAAGCCTCACAAAACAATACATTTCAGATGGTTATCGCAGTCTTGCGAAATCATGAGCATTGCTTGGTGGTCACGATCCGCATCTTTGAAGTGACGGTCGGAGCGCCTGCGAAATTCTTCGCAATTTGATTCGCGGAGGGTCGTTGATCGGCTACATTCTGACCTCGGCGCCCGGGTGTGCGGACGGAGTTCACGGCAATGCGTTCTTGACCCCGGAACCCCTCGCAACTACGCTGATCCGCATAGATGCGTGATTTTGAGGGTTGGCCCAAGCCATGATGAACCGATGACCACTGACGGGACGAGCTTTGGACGTCAGATTTCTAAAGCAAGGAAGGCCATGGCTCTCAGCCAGAAGGAGCTGGCGGCGAAGATCATGAAAGAAGAAGACGACACAGCGATCTCACCGCAGTACCTCAACGATATCGAGCATGATCGCCGCAGTCCGACCTCGGATCACCTGATCCGGCAGTTTGCGGAGGTGTTGAACATCGACGAAGGCGTTCTGTTCTTGCTGGCAGGGAAGATTCCCGACGACCTCCGCAGCCAGGTCAGTGACCCAGCCAAGGCGGCCGAGGCATTCGTCAATTTCCGTCGCGCCATCACCAACTGACGGAGCGGCGGCGATGAGGATGATACGGGACCCAAAAGGCCGATTTCCAGAGCGCCCCTACTATACGAACGACGAACTCGATCGGGAGTGTGAGCGGCTTGTCCGGGATCTGCACCGCAAGCGGAACCAGGAAGCCCGCCCCCGTATCACGACCGATGAACTCCATCTGCTGATCGAGCTCAACGACGCCAGCCTGGATTCCTCTGCCGACCTGACAATCTACGGGGACGATGTCGAGGGCGTCACGGCCTTCCATCCAGATGGAGATCCCGAAGTCGCAATCTCCGATCGGCTGGCTAACGATCCTCGCCGTGAGAACCGTTTGCGTACGACCTTGGCCCATGAGTTCGGCCATGTGCATTTCCACCGGCACCTATGGGCGGGCAAGTTTCAGCATGGCCAGCTGTTCGACCGCAGCAGTCATGAAAACAAGGCGATCTGCAAGCGCGACACGATCATTCAAGCCGCAAACTATGACTGGATGGAGTGGCAGGCTGGTTATGTCAGCGGCGCGATCCTGATGCCGGTCACATCGATCCGCCGATTGGTGTCCGATTATTGCCAGGAGCGCGATCTCCACGCTGCCGTAGCGGTGCGGTCAGACCATGGCCGACAGATCGTTGGCGCAGTGATGGAGACGTTTCAGGTTTCCGAGGAAGCTGCTCAGGTCAGGCTCAAGGTGCTCAAACTATTGGGGGAATCTGATCGTCAGGGATCGCTGTTCGGGTAATCCACAGCAAATCCGCTAATCTGCGTAGATTTTCGATTGACCCGCCACATGGGCGTAAATACGCTCTTTAGCAGATCGGCGTGCAAGGACGCCTGATTCTGCTCAAGGAGTCCCCCATGACCTCGATTGCCACCATCATTCGCAAAACCTCCACCCCCACCCTCCGTGCCTATTTTGAGCACAGCGGCATTGGCCTGCCTGCAAATATCGACTGGGCGGTCCCCGAGCCGGAAATCGTGCCCCCGCTTCTGAAGGCGGTCGATGAACTGACGGATACTGAAAAGGCCCGCCTGGCGCTCGACGCCGGTCGGATTGGCGACCTGGTCAGTGAAGTTGGGCAGATCGCACTCTACAGCGTTGCCGAAGACAAGGCCTTTCTCGATAGCCTTGGCGGCGCGCATGACCGCGCATTCTGGATGTTTCTCAATCATCCGGATCGCTTCCGCCGCGCCGAGGAGGTCCGCTACACCGACGAACGTCGCCGTGGGCGTTCGTGGGCGGGTTTCATTGTCGCCGCCGATCAGCCGTTGAACAAGGATCCGGCCGCTCTCGACGCATTCAAGACGGCGCTGCGCGAATGTTTCGCCTCGCCTAACATCCACATCGATATCTTTGACCGCCGTCGCCCCACCTTCGACGGTGAGGATTGCGAACTGATCCAGATCGCGGTGTACCGCGAGGGCTTGCCAGATGATGTTCTGGAGTTTGACGCAGGCGATCTGGTTCGCCGGGTGCGCAGCCCGGTATTCGAGGCCGCCCTGACCTATGAACCCGCCACCGGCGTGGTCGAGGTTGTTGCGAACGACAGCAAGAGTCGTGAAGCCATGGCCCGGATCATGGTGCGTGATCTGCTCCAGATCGAATTCACCAGCGAGAAATTGCCGTCCCGCAACTATGATCTCAGTTCGCTTCAACAGCACCATGCTTTCCCGCGGGACGCTGCCGACGGAATCGAGTCCGTCACCTTGAAGCAGCTGCGCCTGATGCCGATGGACAATCAGGGGCAGCGCGTGACTCTGGAGTGCATGCGCGGCAGCGAGGAGACCATCTGGGAGATGGCTGCGAGGCATTTTGGCGACCGTAATCCGCTTCTCGGCGGCTGGGTGGTCACCCAGGCAAAGCTTAGCATCGCTTTCCAACCCAAAGGGGATGCGCGGCGTGGGCGTGTGCTGGCGCTGACGATCACGATGCCGCACGGCTGCAACCTCAAGGATCTGACCCCGGAAGAGCAGCTGATTGGCGAAAAGTACCTGCGCCGTTGGGGCATCCTGTCCGGGGACACTGGCAGCGATGATTGATCAGGCGGCCGCCCGATTGATGCTGACGATTGCTGAAACGCCCGGTGCGAGGATCGCGGGATCGGTGCTCAGCGATTTCCATCCCAAGCACGGCAGGCAGCTGATCGAAGCCAATCTGCTGATGCCACAAGGGGAGACGCTCGCGGCGCCGCTGGATCTCGATCATGACGATGAGCCGGTGCGGCTGATCTGGTCCGGCGAACATGGTGGCTATGGCTATTACAGCCCGGCTGCGGACTGGGTGCCGGTGCCCCCCGACCGTCTGAACATTTTCGCAGTCAACATGCCGGTCCTGCTGGCGCGGATGCTCACGCAGCTGGAAATCGTGGGCGGGAAAGAACCCCTTGCACTGGTTCCGGATGCGGTCTGGGAAATCGGCAATGTTCGCCTGCCAGGACGCGGCAAGCCTGTGCCGTTGTGGATTGCCCGGCGATTGTCCGATCCGGCTTGCTGGGCCGCATTCGTTGCAGCCACGCAGTTGCGCCCCGCACCGGGGCTGAGGATCGTGTTGTGTACGACGCCGACTGTCCGCCTGCCAAAGAAGATGTTCGAGGGTCATGAGATCGTCAGCGTCGGCGATGTGGCCGACCACGCGGACGGGATTGCTGTCGATCCTGCGCTGTTGGCAGCTCGGATCACGACCGGCACGTTGCCGGCGGATGTGCCGATTTCCATGTCTGCTGACGGAGGATCTGTCACGGTGCGCGGGAAACGCTACACTTTCACCGGCCCGAAGCAGCGGGCCATTATCCGACATCTCTATGAAGCCTGGGAGAACGGGGAGCCCGAATGCCTGACCGACGCGGTGCTGGAGGCGGCCGACTGCGCTAATAGCGTGAACACGCTGACCAAGGCCTTTTCCGGCCGAAAGGACTGGCAGGAGTTCATCAAGGTCGAGGGTGGTCGCTGCTGGATCCAGTGCTGACCACTCCGGTTATCCTGCAACGAAAGCCGCCTTCTGGCGGCTTTTTTTGTGTCCTGCCCGTTCAATCGTTGATTCCTACCCTGAGCCCTACCTCGCTCCTTCCCGGCTCCTACCTTCGCCAGCGCCAATGTCTCCGCAGGTTTTCGAACCGAACCCAAGGAGACGCCAATGGCTACCAGACACCTTTCCCAGATCGAGCTTGCCGCTCGCTGGAACCTTTCCCACCGCACGCTCGAGCGCTGGCGGTGGACGGGCGAAGGCCCGCAATTCATCAAGCTCGGCGGTCGCGTCGTTTACCGCCTCGAAGATGTCGAGGCGTTCGAGGCTGCCCAGGCCCGTCACAATACCGCCCGCGCTGACGCGCCGGCCGTGGCGTGAGGTCGGCCGACATGACCATCCCCAACCACATCAGCGTGGAAGATTTCGTGCACATGGCCGTGGGCGAGATCGTCGCCCTGCCGGCCGAGGTGCTCGCCAATCTCCAACAGGAGATCGAGGAGCGCCTGCGTTTTGCCAAGATGGCCAGCGAGTGGCTCAATGGCGCGCTTGCCCTCAAATATGCCGATCGTGCTCAGCAGGCGCGCGGCGATGCCGGTAAGGATTTTGGCGCTGCCCGCTTTACCGACGGCGATGTAACGATCGTCGCTGACCTGCCGAAAAAGGTCGACTGGGATCAGTTCGAACTGGCCCAGCTGGTCGAGCGCATCAAGGCCGACGGCGAAGACCCCCGCGAATATGTCGACATCAGCTTCAAGGTCTCCGAGCGCAAGTTCGGGGCTTGGCCCAGCCATATTCGCAGCGCCTTCACTACCGCCCGCACGGTGCGCAGCGGCTCCCCCAGCTTCAAGCTCAAGCTGGAGGGCGCAGCATGACTCTCCCGATCATTTCAGCAGATCAGCGTCTTGCGGAGAACCGCGGCATCAAGGGCGTGATCTTCGGCAAATCCGGCATCGGCAAGACCAGCCTGCTCTGGACGCTCCCGGCCTCGACCGCGCTTTTCTTCGACCTCGAAGCGGGTGATCTGGCGATCGAAGGCTGGACCGGCGACAGCATCCGTCCCCGCACCTGGGAGGAATGCCGTGACTTTGCGGTGTTCATTGGCGGGCCGAACCCGGCGCTGCGCGACGATCAGGTCTACAGCCAGGCGCATTACAATGCGGTGTGCGCCCGGTTCGGCGATGCCGCGGCGATCGACCGGTACGAGACAGTCTTCATCGACTCGATCACGGTTGCCGGGCGCCTGTGCTTCCAGTGGTGCAAGGGCCAGCCCGAGGCGTTTTCCGACAAGACCGGCAAGCCCGACATGCGCGGTGCCTATGGTCTGCACGGCCGGGAAATGATCGCCTGGCTGACCCATCTCCAGCACACCCGGACGAAGAATGTCTGGTTCGTCGGCATCCTCGACGAGAAGCTGGACGACTTCAATCGCAAGGTTTTTCAGCCGCAGATCGACGGTTCCAAGACCGGACTCGAGCTGCCGGGCATCGTCGATGAAGTCCTGACGATGGCCGAGGTGAAGGACGAGGCCGGAAACGCTTCGCGTGCCTTCATCTGCCAGACGATCAACCCTTGGTCCTACCCGGCCAAGGACCGGTCCGGCCGCCTCGCACTGGTCGAGGAACCGCACCTGGGCCGGCTCATGGCCAAGATCCGTGGCCCCGTCACGCCCGCCAGCGACCGGCTGGAATTCGGCCTGCCCGACGTGCCGGCAGCCAACACCCAATCCCCCCAAAACTGACCTTAACAAGGAGACCCATCATGGGTAGCTGGAACGATTTCAACGACGCCAAACAGACCTCGAACATCATCCCCAAGGGCACTCTCGCCAAGGTCCGCATGACCATCCGGCCGGGCGGCCATGACGATCCCAGCCAGGGCTGGACTGGTGGTTATGCCACCCGTGGCACTACCGGTTCGGTCTATCTGAACATTGAATATACGGTGCTCGAAGGTCCCTTCGCCAAGCGCAAGGTGTTCGGCATGATCGGGCTCTACAGCCCGAAGGGTCCCGACTGGGCCAATATGGGGCGCGGTCTGGTGCGCTCGATGCTGAACTCGGCGCGCGGGATTTCCGACAAGGACAACAGCCCGCAGGCCCAGGCGGCACGCCGCATCAGCGGTTTCGGCGACCTCGACGGACTGGAGTTCGTCGCCCGCATTGATGTCGGCACCGACAGCAATGGCGATGACAAGAATGACATCCGCACCGCCGTCACTCCGGACCACCGCGAGTACTCGGCGCTGATGGGATCGGTCGCGGCCACGCCGGCGGCTGCATCGCCTCAGTTCTCCTCGGCACCTGCAACCGGCGGTCGCCCCGCTTGGGCACAGTGAGGAGCACGCCATGATCCTTCGTCCCCGACAGTCCCTTTTCGTCGAGCGCAGCCTGTCTGCGCTCGACACCCACGGCAACACGCTCGGTGTGGCTCCGACCGGCACGGGCAAAACCATTATCCTGTCTGCGGTCGCCGGCCAGATGATCGGCGACAGCCGCGCCAAGGCCTGTGTCCTGGCCCACCGCGATGAACTGACAGATCAGAACCGGGACAAATTCTCCCGGGTCAATCCGGGCATGACCACCTCGGTTATCGATGCTGGCACCAAGAACTGGAGTGGCCAGGTCACCTTCGCGATGGTGCCGACCCTTTCCCGGCCGGCCAATCTGGATGCCATGCCGGCGGTCGATCTGCTGGTAATCGACGAGGCGCATCATGCGGTCGCTGACAGCTACCGTCGTATCATCGATCGCGTTCTCCACCTCAATCCGATGGCGCGCATCTTCGGAGTCACCGCCACGCCCAATCGCGGTGACCGCAAGGGACTGCGCGAAGTATTCACCAACGTGGCGGACCAGATCCGCATGGGTGAACTGATCGCCTCGGGCCATCTCGTGCGCCCGCGCACCTTCGTCATCGACGTCGGGGTTCGCGAAGATCTCGGCAAGGTTCGCAAGACGGCTGCCGATTTCGACATGGGCCAGGTCGACGCCATTATGAACAAGGCGCCTGTGACCGACCAGGTCATTGCGCATTGGCGGGAGAAGGCCGGCGACCGCCAGACGGTCGCGTTCTGCTCGACCGTCAGTCATGCCGAGAATGTCGCGGGCGCCTTCAATGCAAGCGGCATTCCCGCAGCAGTCGTACATGGCGATCTGGATGACGCGACACGTCGTGCCACCCTGGCCGCCTATGACGCCGGTGACATTCAGGTGGTCGTCAATGTCGCAGTGCTGACCGAAGGCTGGGATCACCCCCCGACCTCCTGCGTCGTCCTGCTGCGCCCCAGCTCGTTCAAATCGACCATGATCCAGATGATCGGTCGTGGCCTGCGCACCGTGAACCCGGAAGAATATCCCGGCATCGTCAAGACGGACTGCATCGTCCTCGACTTCGGAACGTCGACCTTGATCCATGGCTCGCTCGAGCAGGACGTCGATCTGGATGGCAAGCAGGCCAGCGGTGATGCACCGACCAAGGAATGTCCTGAATGCGGTGCTGTCGTACCGGCCGCCGTTACCGAATGCCCGCTGTGCGGCCATATTTGGGAAGGTAGCGGGCGTGACCCAGCCGAACCGCTCGGCCAGTTCATCATGGCCGAAATCGACCTGTTGAAGCGGTCGAGCTTCGAGTGGGTGGATCTGTTCGGGGACGATGCTGCGCTCGTCGCCAACGGTTTTCACGCATGGGCCGGAGTCTTCTTCCTGAACGGTCGCTGGTATGGCATCGGCGGTCAGCCCAAAAAGTCCGCACATCTGCTGGCCATGGGTGAGCGCAGCATCTGCCTCGCTGCCGCA